ATCTGCGGGTTACCCGTTAAGTAAATATCCTGAGCGCCATAAGCTACAAGTTGCATTAATCCTCCTCCCATATTATTTTATACCTTAATATAGAAAAAAAATCTGGGGTAATTAAACTAATTAATTTTTCCGATTTTTTAGACTTAAATAATATTATTTATTATTTATTGAAAAAGATATCTTAGGTGATAGAGAGTTAAATTATAAATTTAATAATTAAGTTTACTTAAGTGAACTAAAATAAACTAACTTAATTGGAATACTTTAATTGGAGTAGGCTAAGCCACCCATACCCGACATGATCCGTAGGACGTTGTAGTTGACAGCATATACAGTGCATGCTTTTGCGGTAGAGAAGATTAACTGGGCGTTGTCAATACGAGAGAAGTTACAGGTGCCGGAGGGCTGGTGCTCTTCCGGTTTTAAAGCGAAGGAGTAAACGTTGATTTTCTTGGTCATTTGAGATGTGCGACCGGCACCAGTGGATACTTTCACAATTGTTAGTGTGTCATTATCTGCAACAGCTCCAGCCTTAGCTACAACTTTATCATATTGAATAATGACAGTTTCTTCGTGTAAGTTGTCGTCAGCTAAAGAAGAAAAAGCACCACCTCCACTTACAAGGTTGGTTGGAGGTAGAGCCGCGTCGCCGTCGATTTGATTGGCCACTTTTGTGTACAATGCTTTTACCTTTACCGTAGTGGTCACTATGTTAGCACCGTCTGCTGGCGAAACAGTTATTAAATGTACGTCGCCTGCTTTGGGAAATTCGGACAACTGTCCAGCAATGGCGGATCCAGTTCCTGCCCCGCCCCATACAGCAACAAACGGTGTTGCCCCGGTGTTGTTTTGAACAGCTGCGGTATCCCCCGCTGCTGGTACTCCTGCGTTGGCGATAGTTTGATTCCCGACCCGCCTGTATAGATATGTGGCACTGGCCGCAGTCGTAAAAGGGGTCGCCTGCAGTCCGTTGTATGGACCAGTAAGTAGACCTGGCGAGTTAGCTAATACTTTAAATTCACTATATCCAGATCCAAAAGCAACAGCATCACTTGGTAAATTCTGTCTCGGAACAGCAGTGTGGCATTCGTACGGCTGTCTGAGCTGGAAATATTCTGTATCCTGTAAAGCAAAGCGGTCATGACCATTAAGTTTAAGATTGGCCTTCGTATAATCGCCGGATGCTCCATCGGTGGTCCAGATTAACTCTTTAACCGGGTGGTTGAAATTTAATTTGTGAGTCTGGGAAGAGCTCTTGTCCTCTTTCTGGAGCTGCTCAATAAGATATTCGTGAGAAACCTGGGCAAAACGACGACGTTCATCAGTGTCAAGATAGATGTAATCACAGTTGATACCGCAGGTGTTATCAGCATCAGTACCCCAAGTAACCTTTACCTTAACTTCGTGATACTGAAGGGCGATTAAAGGTAAAGCAAGACCCGGGTTTCGGCAGAACCAGAACTGAAGGGGGACCTGAATAAAACCGACACCACTCGTTCCATTAGAAGTACCAATAGAACCCTGCATAGCCTTAAGGGCGACCGCCTTGGACTCCGGGGTGGATAATTCATTCCAAACATTCATCCATTCCGAATAATGTTTGTCAATCTTCTGGCCACCAATTTCAAGTTCAGCTTCACTAACAAGTGTTTCCGCACCATTAGTAACTGTCTGCTTTTCCGAAGTAACATACATTCTGTATACTAAATCACCATTACGAGAAATAGTGCAAGTACTAGTCGAAGCACTGGTGGCGGCGCCATTTAAAGTCTGCTGAATAGTCTCCATGGAGAAGTTCGTATGTCTACGGTAGACGACCTTGAAGAAGGTGATCTGCGGGTTACCCGTTAAGTAAATATCCTGAGCGCCATAAGCTACAAGTTGCATTAATCCTCCTCCCATATTATTTTATACCTTAGTTTATAAAAAAAATCTGGGGTAATTAAACTAATTAATTTTTCCGATTTTTATTATTTATTGAAAAAGATATCTTAGGTGATAGAGAGTTAAATTAGTTGATCATGAATATTACATAATATTTATAAGTTAATTTCCCTAATATTTTTTTCTAAAGTAGGGTATAAAATAATATGGGAGAAATTGGATGCCTAAAAGATGGAAATTTTCAGAACTTACAGGTTGAGGGGAATATGACAGCTTTAACTAACCTTGATGTTACGGGTAACATTGCGGTTACGGGTGACATTGCGGTTGCTGCCCTCGCGGCTACGGGTAATGTTACGGTTACGGGTGGCCTTGATGTTACGGGGACTATGAAAGCTTTAACTAAACTTGAGGTTACGGGTGACCTTGATGTTACGGGGACCTTAACGAATTCGAGTGCAGGGGGGATTGTAACAAAAAGCGAAACTTCGGGAAACATTTTACCGGCGCACACCACAGACAATCCTGTTCCGGCCATCTCCCAGCCAGCCGGCACATTTATTAAAGACGTCTTCTTTTTAAATGCAGGCGATTTTGTAACGGATGGCGTGGACGGCCATGACTTTGTGTTTACGATTGGAACGGCGGCTGCTGGCACACAAATCGTTGCCCAGACTGGTCTTTTAGACGATGGAGGTGTAGCCGTAACATGGACGGCGAATTCACCGTTGCCCGTCATTAAAGATGGGATGGGTCAAGCCGCAGATGCATTTGCCACCACTGGGATCGGTCCGAAGGGTGGCCCAGCAACCACTGAGGCCATCGTTCTGGCGGCTCCGACTTATTCTGTGGCTGCACGCGATATTCATGTTAACTTCAAAACACTCACCGGTAATATGACCACTGCCACCACGACCATTAAAGTAGTTATTAGGTTTATGTATGTTTAAATCCCTTATCCCCTTAATCTATTTAAAAAAATATTTCATATCAATAATAAAATATGGAAACTAATTCTGAATCGCCGATTATCATTCAAATGTTTAAGAATATTAAAAACCTAATTGAAGTTTCTAAAGAACGAGAATGTTGGTCTTTAGAAGAATTAAAAGAAATTGATATTACGTATCATAATGTTTCGGAAATTTTAAGTCAGTTACAGGGGGGAGATATAGAATCAGTAGAATATCCTGTTTTACCTGAACCCAAGTTAGATGACATAGATGAGTTAGATGAGTCCATGGACGAAGTCGATTAACTTTTAACTTTATTTATTTTGATTTAATTATTTTTGTGATAATTAAAGATTGTTAAGATTGTTTATTTATTTTTTTATGTAAAAAAGATAATTAATTAATTCGCTTAGTTGCTGTAAGCTAAGCCACCCATACCCGACATGATTCTGAGGACGTTGTAGTTGACGGCATAAACTGTGAGATGAAGGCCAGTGGGGGTTCCACCGAGAATCATTTGTGCATTATCAATTCTGGAGAAATTACAAGTTCCAGAAGGCTGGTGTTCCTCGGGTTTTAAGGCGAACGAGTAGCAGTAGATATGTTTGGACGGAACTTTGTGACCTGCTTGAATTGGTTGACATGTTCTGAAATAGGTAGCTTTACGTTCCTTAAAGCGATCGTGACCGTTAAGTTGGAGTTTCATAGTACTAAATCCTTCTCGGCTAGTAACACCATTAATTATTTCGGCAGTACCATTTTGACCTACCGAATAATTAAAGTAGTCATTCTTTTCGAAGGCAGCAGTGGCTGAAGCGGGTACATTGACGGTCGCGTCCATGTCGGTGCCACCGCTTGCCCCCTCGGAAATCGCGTTATTTGCCTGAACAGTCCAAATTAGTTCTTTTACAGGATGATTAAAGTTTAATTTTTTAGTAGCAGCCATCACACCTTCTTCTTTCTGAAGCTGTTCAATAAGATATTCGTGGGAAACCTGGGCGAATCTACGGCGCTCATCGGTATCTAAGTAGATATAATCCGCAAATAAATTAACAACTGGGTCTGTTACCGCTGGAACAGTCACCGCCGCGCTGCCATTTACTAACCCGGCATATGCGCGAGTTGTTAATTTAATTTTAACTTCATGATACTGAAGAGCAATCAGGGGTAAAGCTAGACCGGGATTACGACAGAACCAGAATTGAAGGGGAACATATAATCTGGTGACTGCAGCGGCGCCTACATTACCAGGGGCCCCACTCTTAAGATAAGCATTCTTCGCCGCGTGTTTATTAAGACCGATCCATTCCGATTCTTCGTGATCACTTAATTCATTCCAGACATCTAACCAATGACCATAATGTTTATCAATTCTCTGACCACCGATTTCAATCTCACAATCTTTGACAAAAGCGTGTCCGGTATTATTGGTCCAATTAGCATATGTTGCGCCACCATCTACTAGACCATTACGATCAATATCAACCTCTAACCATAACCGGCTAACTAAATCGCCATTTCTAGAGATGGTCGCGGTAACCGTGGATCCCCCTACAGAGGGCGTGCCATTAAACGTCTGCTCAATAGCCTCCATGGAGAAGTTCGTATGTCTACGATAGACGACCTTGAAGAAGGTAATCTGCGGGTTACCCGTTAAGTAAATATCCTGAGCGCCATAAGCTACAAGTTGCATTAATCCTCCTCCCATATTATTTTATACCTTAGTTTATAAAAAAAATCTACTGAATTAAATTTAACATATTAATATTTATTATTTAATATTTACTGAAATAGTTTAAGTGTCTCGTCTTTATCCATCTCCAAGTCTAATACTTGTTTCACAGGATTCATAATCTGATTCGTGATATAAAATTCATAATCCAAGACTAACTGTTTCTCTTTGATATAATCTATGTGTTCAATGCGATCGCCCTGTAGAATAGTTATCTTTTTATATTTCGGTTGACTCAAATCTTCAATCATGAAATTCTTAAATTTAGGTTTTCCGTTTTTGAATTCACCGATAACCCTTCTCTCTTTAACTTTCTTGTATCCGATAATTTCTTTGGTCTTGCCTTTATCAATATAAGCATACGGAATTCGGTCGTTTGATTTGGGTTTGTTACCGGGGTCGCGTTCAGCCATCCTGTCGGCGAGTACCTTGTGAGCGATACCTTTGGGATTTTTATAATAACCTCTCAGTGCTTTGGTGATTACGAAGTATCGTAAGGGGAATTCGCCATTTCGGATTTGTAAGAGGGTTTCTTTCAACCAATCTAAGGTCATCTCAAAATCTTTATCAATCATAATTTTCTCAATTACGTTTCCAAAGACATGTTTCACGATTTGGGCGTTATCTCGCCTCTTTAATACGATACCCATAGAGGTGCGTTTACAATCATCTATATCTATTTCATATTTATCTCCTGTATATCGTTTCTTAGAGATAAGAATAAATGGCCAGAATGTTTTTTCATATTCTAAATCTTGGGGATTACATAGTATTGGATCATAATATTCTTCATCTTGTGAACCGTCCACGTTATCAACGAGTAATGTACCATTCGTAATATAATCGCCTGCCTCTCTACCACACTGAATACAGTGCTTTAAGGCTTCTTTCCCTACAAGCGTTTGACCATCTTTGATACGACTGAATTTTACAAAGACAGAGTCGGTGTCTCCGTAAATTACATCGGGTTCTGGATAACCCTTTTTGTTTGCCCAGTCTTTTACACCGAACGAAGCATCGTCAATACGCGACCTACCGACACTCGTGGTGCATGCGGCCAGTTTCATTTTATAAATAGTGCTTGTTTTGGCTCCTAGTTGACCGTAGACGCTGTTAGCGGTGACTTTATACGCTAATTGGAGACCATCTAGTACTTTTTTCTTAAATTCATTAGGTTCCTTTTTCATTCTTTTTTTAGTGGCATTTCTCGCGTCCAGCAGGTGTTTTAATACGGCGGGGACAATACCGAGCGGTTCTTCGTCTTTTCCTAAATTATCGATGAGATTTCGTTCTTTCATAAATTCTT